AAGACCTATGATTGGATCTTTAACAAACGCACCTTCAAATTGCGCATCTTTACCAGAATGATTCTTCGCTGGGATTACGATACCCTTTTTACGAAGATGGTTATAGATGATAGTATCCCACATACGAACCTGAGAATAGACATCCTCAAAGTTAATCTTTGCATTATAAGCCATCGTTAGATGCAGTTCGATCAAACGCATCTTATCTTCGAGTTTGTCAACCAACTCTACGTCATGAATGTTATAATCAACGAACTGTTGCCAGTAGTTTGTATAGAAATCCTTGAAAGACTCTCCTGGGTTTTCTTTCTTGGCATCACCAAGTTCTTCACCAGCGATGTAATCTAGACGATAAGATTCTTGTTTAGAATACGTATATTTTTTATAGAGTTCAAGATAATCCAGCTGTGCGATACCAATAATATCATAGTGGATTTCTTCGTTACCTTTGATGAATGTTTTGCGCTCATTAACATAACCCCAAGGACTCAATTTATTTGAAGCGCCATCACCAAGTTCTCGTTCAATCCTACGAACAAGATATGGTACATCAAAGAAGTCTGTGTTCCATCCAGTGATTACATCGGGATAACTCTTAACCCAAAACTCTAAGAATTGTGTAAGAAGATTCTGCTCATTCTTACAATTTACATAAATAACATCTTCACGTGGATTGACATAAGGCTTACTACCGAATGTAATAATTCTTTTTGATTGAAGATCTTTAACTGTGATGAGAAGGACTTCCTCATTCGCTGCACGAATATCAGGAAATCCATTTTCAGTGGCAGTTTCAATGTCAATGGTGAACACTTTGATTTGTTCCATATCCCAATGAACATCATCTTCATAGGTGTCGCTTATGTATTGATAAGCAAAGTTTGTGTTACCATAAACTTCAAATCCTTGAACACCATCATATCGTTTAATAAAGTCCCGAGTATCTTTGATAGTTCCAGGATTTACTTCATCAACGAATGTTCCCTCCAGTGTTTTCCACTTGGAGGGTTTCTTTGAAGTTACGTAAAGAGTTGGACTAAAATCTAGTTTGCGTTGGTAGCGTTTACCATTTTCTACACCTCGGACGAATATCTTATCGCCGATTGGGTGAGCTGAAGTATAAAATTCCATTATTTTCCATACATTAACATCATCGCATCAAGGGCACAGTCATGAACAGGGTGGTGTTTAATAACTGATGCTCTATCAAATTCTGGATGATCAACTTCACAATATCCATTAGAAGTGCCAGACATAATGTCAACTGCAGTTCTAACATCTCTCCACATATTATACCCTGTAATTGGATCCATGTCAACTTTTTTAGCCAAGGAATCAATTACTAATTGATCAAGAGAACCACGTGCCCACATTGTTTGTTCTTTTGCTTTTGAAAATTTTGCCATGTAAGCATAGATTTTCTTTAGACCATCTTCAACTTTAAGATCATCTGGTTTAAAGTCAAAGGAAACACTTCTTGTATATTCGTGTTGTTTATTCCACCAGTCCAGTGTGTCTTTGTCGATTGTTCTATTCAACCTCTTGAGTTGATCTTTAGAATCAAACTTAACAAACAACGCATTGTTCAACAATTCTTCATAAGAAGGTTTTGCTTCTGGATCAAAATGAATTAATGCAGCTGAAAGAACAACCGAAGTTGATTCAACACCTAAAGTTTCTACATCAAAAATAAACATTAAATATCGCTTTCATATCCAATTTCAGTGACGAATGCATTAATCTTTTGTTCGTCAGTCCAATACTTAATATAATCATTATCTTCATCACACATTTTAATAATATCATCTTTGACAATCTCACGGGAGCCAGTGATAACTTCTCCGAGCCATTTCTGAGAAAACTCTTTCATTTGTCCCATAGTAACAGTATCTTCTGCCCATTCAACAGCAGTCCATGGATAATCCATCTCAGCATGATTATCTGGCACTTCAATTAAATATCTTTGACGAAATTGCGAGATCGTCTCAACTAAAACATACTTACTCATTTGTTGCCTTTCTAGTTTGGTATTCTTCTTCATGTTTATCACATAGGGTACGGATCCAGCCACCATGTCTGCGTTCACCAACAGAACCACATTCTTCGCAGGTAACATTGGTCATAGACTCCGCCATGGAAACAAGACCACTAATGTAGTCATCACCACCACGATAATAGAATCGCAGAGTTCCAAACTTTTCTTTAACCTGTTCAAGAACAACCTGAGGCACTTCTGGTGGAATTGTTACACCATCAGACATAGTTTCATCAGCTTGTTTAATTTCCCATTCAGATGGTTCTCTATTGCCACCAGAATAGAATTTTAAGAGAGCATCATAACCTTGTTCACGAGCAATGAATTTGTCAATTTCTCGCTGACGACATTTGTTCTTCCAATCGATATGACTTTGAATGTTTCCCATAAGTTTATCAAGGATATGAAACCAACCATCGCCGCAAGCGAAACCCCAACACATGGCAGTTTCCATTGGATCTGCATTGCGATCAACCATCATCTTAGGATACTTATCGCACAACATCTTATCTAGATCTTCTCTCATATAGCACCTATCATTTGTTTATACATCGTAAGTTTATCATTGTTTAATTTCGGTATATTATGTATCTTGCTCAATTCATGTTCTGGGTATTTCGTTAGATCTTCAAATGGAATACCTAACGAAAGATATTTTATTACTTCAAATTCAGCAACAAATGTTTTTTTCTGCATGCTGATAGAAAAATTATTTGCAATATTTGCTGCTTTTCTGAATGTCAATCCCTGTTCTTTATGAACCCATCCATATTCGTCAAACGAATAGCCATAAATTTCAGGATTCATGGCAAACTCAGAGCCATATAAATTAACACCCTTCGATTTATCAGTAATGTGTAAAGGATTAAATGCAGTATATTGGACTTTATAATCTTTAGAGTGCACATAATCCCAGAGTTCTTGGAAATATGCATCATCATCGTATGGCAAACCTATGATCAATCCAACAGCAGTGTTTACTTTACCTTCCCATTTTTCTCGCACCCAACTCAAACGAGACTTTATCTTGTCTGGATGTAAACCTTTACCAATAGCCCTAGCACTTTTTAAATTAAACGATTCTATCCCAAAAAAATTGCCAACAAGACCTGATTCAACCAGAAGATCTGCTTGGTGTGGGTATCTATCAATTAAATCTAACCGTAAGAATGCTGAAAATTTAGGTTTGAATGGCAACGAAGTAAACAATTTATGGAAATTTTCCATCTTATCATTATCATCGTTAAATGTATCATCTGTTATATAATATGAATTTGTTCCTTTTGTTTCCCAAAGTTCAATCAACTCATCACGCACTTCTTCCATGTTCCTAATATAAGTGCCTTTCTTTTTACCAAGCAAGGGATAAGAGCAAAACTTACATTTGAATATACATCCTCTGGCAAGTTCAATTGGAACTGCTTCTCCTGGAAGAAGGTTAACATCATCATGATAAAAAAATGTCTGAAGTTGATCCATTGCAGGTTCAGGGTACTTACCTGAATCTATAATAATACATTTCTTTCCATTAATATCTTTTTCAGAAAAATAATCCAATGTTTGTTTTTTACCAGACAATACATTAGTCAAATCTACTGAAGAAACATCACCATATCCAGCAATATAATAATCTACATTATGATCAGCATGGGCGACTAAAGCATACGCACCACCAAAAACTATTTTCGCAGAACTATTTTTTTTTACGAATTCGTATATTTTGGAAATTTTTTCGTAAGAAATATTTTGATACATTCTCTTTAACGGATTGTTCATATATTCTTTATCTCTTTGAGTAAAGAAAAATGTAGATGAATATCCAACCCAAAGAGTTTCGGATGTTAATTGTTTTGAAATTGCATTAATTATTTCTTCTGCTGTCATATATTGAGTGTAATCAATAACAACTGCAGTATAACCATGTTTTTTTAACTCTGATGTAATTCTATATGGTCCAAGAGAACGAGTAATCTTTGGAACATTTTCTCGCTCAGTCGAACCACCACTAAGAATAATTACATCTGCCATTAACGCCAAGTCCTATGTTTTTCAGCTACGTGTTCAACACCATCATACTCATGGATCTCCCATTCAACATCATCTGGAATCTCAACAATCTTAAGAGAAGCATGTGAACCATTTGCTTCTTCTCCAAGTTCTTCAACAGTTTGAATCAAAAATCCATCATCACGGGAAATTTCACGATCATAAAAATAATTTTCGTCGCCAATCTCATCGATATAATAATCACTGCCCCAAAAAGTTTTATCTTCTCCTTCTGGATCTGCTTTTATAAATTTAATTCCAGCCAACTTGGCATAGTGCTCAATCGCTTTATCGCTTAAACCAAATCCACCCCAGTCATCATTGATTACAATTTTCATATCAACTCCAATTTTGTTTTATACCAAATGTGGTATACACAATTCTATCTTTTACCATCTCTGGTATATTTGTATATGGATATTCTAAAAAGAACGGACAAGGTTTCTTACCCCATGAATTCTTTTGAAAGAAATGTTTTACTACTTTCATATCTTCTTCCGAACGAGGATCAAAGAACCTCTTCGGATACAATCTACTTTCTAGTATCATTTTATTAATGCAGATATATCTGCTTCATCCTTGTCGTTTCTAATTTCAACAAAAACTGGCAAGAATAAACTCTCCTCGCCAGTTTTATTCTTTATCCTAGTATTATACTTGACTGCCACGATTTTGTCAAGTAAATTTTCAGCCCAGTAACTCTTGCGTTGAGCATCACTAAACCCTGAACCAACACGAACCTTTACAACACCATCAGAAGATTCGCAGATAATTGCGCCGAGCATCCCCTCAGCCTTACCATTACCTTCTTCAACTGCAACAATTTTAAGATCACATTCTAATTCGCCTTTGAATTTGATCTGATGTTTTGCACGTTTGTCTTCCCAGATACCACTACCATCTTTTAGGATAATACCTTCTAATCCTTCAGCAAGATATCCCTCAAAAATTTCTGTAGCTTCCTCCATTGTATTCACAATATTATTTGTAACCAACCAAACTCTTTTGTTTTTTGGTTTAAGTTTATCAACCATCTTTTTAAGATTTGAGAAACGCTTTGAGTATGGAGAATCGCAATACCCATCTTTAAAAACAACATATGGAATAACATCCCAAACAGTTGCATGAACCAGCTTGGCTTCTTCTTCTGAGATAGTTCCCTTGTTTGCTTTGTTAAGAATACCATTACCAGTCTGGCGATCGGCAAACTGATAATCGCCATCAAACATAATCATTAGTTCGCCATCGAAAACATAATCACCACCATCAGCCATGGCTAGGAATTGATCATCAAGGTTACCAAGAATATTCAATTCTTTACCATTACGGCTACGATACTCAACAGCACCATCTTTAACAATGGCATTGAATCTCATACCATCCATCTTTAGTTGGGCATAAGCAGGGAATTTGATTTTATCAACCAGCTTCTGTTCGAATGGAGAGCAAAGCATGCATGGATATTCAGCAATCAAACCCATCCACACATCATTGGCAGTTGATGCTTGAACACCACACTTCAAATCTTTCTGAATGATGCGCTCAATAACCTTTGCGTCTTCTTCATTCAATGCTTCAAGCATTCCAGTAAGATGAGCAATGGCTGCGTTGCCAGTTACATGGCGAGCAGAGAGATCGTACAATGAGTCAAGGGCAAATGCAAGGGCGATACCCTCACCTTTGTTTGGTTTGTACTTTGGAATTTTACGAATGTAAAAATTAGTGAATGGATCAAGAGCCAGTCGGACTACGTTGCGCAGCAGTTCGTTGTCGACATTTGCTTCTAGTTGCTCTTTTTTAAAGTTCCGTGAA